TGCCGGCGGCGCCGGATCGTCCGAGCGCAACCCAGTTTGCTGACTACCTACAGAAGCGCGGTCTGTTCGCAGTGCGCGCATAGCTGAAACGGAGCCAACATGGCCTTCTACGACGAAATGGCCGTGATGGCTCTGGAGATGATCACAGAGTTCGGCCAACCCGTGACCATCAGCAAGATGGAGCCGGGCGAGTATGATCCTGAGACCGGTGGCGACACGCCGGGCGCCACCATTGAACAGACCGCCCAGGGCATCCTGCTCGATTTCACGGGTCAGGAGTTCCAGACCAACAGCCTCATCAGGCAGGGCGACAAGAAGCTCAAGATCGCCGCGCAGGGGCTGGAGTGGGTGCCTGAGTTACTGAACAAGATCGTTGTTCAAGGTCGCACCTGGTCAATCATCCCTCCCTTGAAAGAAATCAACCCGGCCGGCACGCCGATTCTCTACGAATTGCAGGTGAGGTCGTGAACCGGGCGGGCGCCGGTCAATCCGGCAGCTTCGCGCTGAGTCTCGCCGAGTTTGCGGCCCAGACCCGCGAAGCCATCGACGCAAGTGTGCGCGAGATCATCATCGAGGTCGGCAGCAGCCTGATCCGCATGTCTCCCGTTGGCAACCCGGAAATATGGGCGCAAAACGCAGTGGCGACCGAGTACAACAAGGCTGTCGACGAACACAACACTGCGCTGCGCAGCGACCCTGCCAACCTGACCAAGGGTGGCAGGCTCAAGAAAGGCCGGAAGCTCAACGACGGCATGGACGTCAAGGCGCCAGAAGGCTACGTCGGCGGCCGGTTCCGTGCGAACTGGCACATCTCCCTCGGCGTAGTCGAGAACGTCACCTTTGACGAGGTGGACCCAAGCGGCGCCGAAACCACTGCCGCTCTGGTCGCCGCAATGAGCGACTTCACCGCCGGCCAGATGGCTTACATCATCAACAACTTGCCCTATGCGATCCCGCTGGAGTTCGGCCATTCGACCCAGGCCCCCGGCGGCATGGTTCGGGTAACCGTGGCTCGCTTCCAGCAAATCGTGTTGGAGGCCATCAGGAACAACCAGGTATGAGTCACGCCATCATCGCCTCGATCTACGAGGCAAAGCTGATCGCCTGGAACGCTGCCAGGTCGGAAAAGCTCAAGATCGTTTTTGAGAACATGGCGTATACGCCCGCAGCGGGCGAGACTTACCTGCGGGCGTTCACCATTCCGGGCGACACGGCTAGCAATACGCTCGGGGGAGACCACCGGCTGTATACCGGCGTGTTCCAGGTCAGCATCATTTCCCCGGCCTGCACCGGTAAGGCAAAAACCAACCCTATTGCCGCCGAGATCATCACGTTATTTCCGCTTTATGTGCGCGACGTGAAGAACGGGTTCGTAGTTACGCCTATGACGCCTGTAGATGTCGGCCCAGGCATCACAGGCGATTCAACCTACACCGTCCCGCTGTCGTTTTCATACCGGTCCGACACCAATTGAGTAGCTGCGCTAGAATCGCTCCACGTCAATGGGTAGATAGGGGCGTTACCATGGATGAGGATACAAAAGCGCGATTACAGTGGCTGGATGAGTCGGCCGATGATCACGCCTGGAACAACCGCGACGAGATTATTGCCAGCGACAGGTGCATCTGCACCGCCTGCGGAGAATGGTCTACGCCGAGTCAAATTACGAAGTGGTATCTGGAAAAGCATGCCTGCTGTCCTTCCTGCGGCCTTACCGGCGTCGTCATTGGCTCCAAATCTGGCCTGCCCCTTGAGGCTTATCAAGACTGCCGTATTCCTGAATAGCGCAACCGCCAAATAATTCGCCCACTGGGCAAATCCTGAACCCGCCACCGAGCGGGTTTTGTCATTTCTGCAAAGAGGAAAACCCATGAGCGTCAAAATCCCCAACGGCACCACATTCGAAATCGCCGCCACTCTGAGCGTGCCGAAAGCGTTCACTGCGATCAGCAACGCCAAACCAGCAGTGCTTACTGCCGCGGCCCACGGCCTGACCGATGGCGACGTGATCGTGATCGATTCTGCCTGGGCAAAATTGAATGGCCGCCCGGCTCGCGTTATCGATTCGGATACTGGCGAATTCTCCGCCGAGGGCGTGGACACCACCAGCGTGAAAAGTTACCCGGTAGGCTCTGGCGCGGGGACTATCCGCGAGGCGACCGGCTGGACGCAAATCGCTCAGATCACCGAGCCAACTGCGAACGGTGGTGAGCAACAGTTTCTGACCTACGGCTTCCTCGAAGACGATGATGACCGCCAACTCCCAACCAACAAGTCCGCCAGCAGCATGACGCTGCCAGTCGCTGACGACCCAGCGCAGGCCTATGTCTCGATTGTCGAAGCGGCTGACGAAGACAAGGAGCCGCGCCTCATTCGCGCAAACCTGCCCGGCGGCGCGACGATTTACTACTACGCGTACGTGTCGATCACCGCGACCCCGACACTGAGCCGAAACAACATCATGACGCGGACCATCACTTTGTCGTTCGCATCTCGCCCAACTCGCTACAACGCCTAAGGGGGTCCAATGGCAAAGTTTTCCATCGCGCCGAATCCGAACTTTACGGTCGACGTGGCAATCCCGCAAGTCGGCGAAAAGCCGGCCATGGTGCCGTTTACTTTTAAGTATCGCGATCGAACCGCGCTTGCCGAGTTGTTCGACTCCTGGAAGGCCAAGGCAGAGGCTATCGGCGAACGTTTCAAAGGCACAGAGCCGACGCTTTCCGAAATTACTGCTGCGGAAGTCGAACAGGGCGTCGATCAGATCAAAGATCTGGTTGTTTCGTGGGGGTTCGGCGACAAGCTCAACGATGAATCGATAACGGCGCTGGTGAAGAGCTGCATCGGCGTTTCAGATGCCGTCGTGAAAGCCTATAGCGAGGCCTTCGGCAAGGCCCGTCTGGGAAACTAACCGCCGCTGCCCGTGCGCTTTACGAGGTTGAGAGTGATGCCGAGCAGATGGCGATGTTCGGCTTTTCTCCTGACGACTACGACGAAACCTTCGAAGTCTGGCCGGACAACTGGAAATCATTCCTTGTTATGGACTCGATGTGGACCCCGTGGCGCACTGGTGCATGCGGCGCAACCGGTCTCGATTACGGCGTTCTGCCTGGCGTGATGAAGCTTCTCGGTATTCCTGCCGAGGAGCGTTCACGCGTGTTCCAAGACATTCGCGTCATGGAATCGGAGGCGATCGCAGTCATGGCTGCGGCCCGCGACAACAGCCCGTAGAACGGGCATTTATTCAAGGTGAGTCGATGAACATTGCAGAGCTCGGCGTCAAGATCGACTCGGCCGATGCAATTCAGGCTAAAACCAGTCTGGATGAAATGGCGAAGGCCGGCGGCCGCGCAGAGCAGTCCGCCGTTTCGTTGATGAACGAAATGCAGGCGCTGGAGAAATCGCTATCTACCAGCGCCAAGACCACTCAGGATCTCGCAAAGCAGCGCGAAGCACTGGCAAAGCTGACAAAAACCGGCGCCTATGGCGAGGCTGAGGCAGCGAAGATATCAGCGCAGCTCGACAAGCAGCAGGTGGCGCTGGCCAAGTCGGCCATGGATGAGCAAAAGGCTCTGAACAGCCTGCTGGGCGCAATTGACCCGGCCCGCGCTGCGCTGTCCAAACTGGACACGCAGGTTGAGCAACTCGGCAAGCATTTAGACGCCGGTCGCATCAGCCAGGACCAATACAACTCAGCGCTGAGTAACATCGACAAGGACTACGACAAGCTCGAAAAAACCACCACCGGCTTCGACAAACTTCGCCTCGGCACCCGCCAGGCCCAAGAGAACGTGGTGCAGCTGGGTAATGCCCTGTCGTCTGGAGACTGGGGAAGTGGGGTTCGCGCCGTTGCTCAGCTGGGAGCCGGCGCCGGCGCCGGTGCTGCTGGCTTGCTCGCTATTCTTGCGCCACTCGCACTGGCTACCGCAGCTGTTGGCGCGCTGGCCGTCGCCTATTACAAGGGCAGCGAAGAACAGGACGCCTATAGCAAATCCTTGATCCTCACCGGCAACTACGCAGGTGTGAGTGCCGGTCAGTTGGGCGAAATGGCTCGTCAGGTGAGTGCCACTGTAGGCACTACCGGTCAGGCGGCTGAAGTGCTCGCGCTGCTGGCGGGAAACGGAAAAATTGCGGGAGAGAGTTTTGCCGGGATCACCCAGGCTGCTGTGTCAATGCAGGAGGCTACCGGCAAGGCAGTCAGCGAGACGGTTGCCGAATTCGCCAAGCTCGCCGATGACCCGGTAAAAGCGTCCGCCGCGCTCAATGAGCAGTACCACTATCTGACCGCTTCGGTTTATTCGCAGATTGCAGCGCTGGAACAGCAAGGCGACCACGCTGGCGCGGTAAAGCTTGCGACTGAGCAGTACGCCGATGCGATCAACGAGCGCACGCCGCGCATTCTGGAGAACCTGAGCTTTTGGGAGAAGGGATATAACGCGGTTGCGCGCGCGGCAGACAATCTGAAGAACATCGGCCGTCCCGATATCGACGCTGATATTGAGCAGGCCCGGCGCAATCTCGCTTCCGCACAAAAGGGCGACGTCGGGGCGTTTCAAAACCAGAAGGAAATGGTCGAGCTCTACTCCAATCAGCTGAACATGCTGGAGGACCAGAAGGCAGCCCAGGCCGATATCGCAAAATGGGAAGGCGAGCAGGCGAAAGCGCAGGGCGATGCAGTGTCGTCGATGTCGAAGATCGACGCGTTGGCCAAGTCCACTTGGACGAACGAGCAGAAGCGCACCGAGGCTATAAAGGAGTACAGGCGCCAACTCGATGACATACGCAAGGTCGCTCCGAACGATCCGCGCCTGAGCCAGGCAGCTATCGACAAGAACATTGCGAACATCAACGACAAGTTCAAGGATCCAAAAACACCAGCCGGTAGCGTCGACACTACAGGCTTCAATAACGCGAAAAACGCTTTGGCCGAGACACTGGCCTACTACAAAAATGCTGACAAGGAACTTGAGGCGTCTCAGCGCGCCGGTGTCATCTCCCAAGCAGATTACACCGAGCAGCGCGTGAGCCTACTCAACCAGCAGGCCAACGAAGTTTCCCTAAGCTACCAGGCTGAAATTGATGCCCTCGAAGCGGTCAAGGCCAAGAAGGGCACGACCAGCGCTCAGATCATTCAGATTGACCAGAAAATTGCCGACGCCCGCAGTGCCATGGTTAAGGCGCAGCAGGACAGCGACAGCGAGTTGGCCCTGATCGCGACCAACGAAGAGGGCCGTCTTCGTAAGCAGACTCTGGCGGTCAACTCTTACACGAGTGCTTTGCAACAGCAGGTCGACACCCTTCGCCAGCAGGGGCTGCGGGCCGCGTCCGGCCTCGGACAGGGAGACCGGCAGCGCGGACTGACCGAGCAGCAGAACGGAATCGACGATCGATTCAATCAGCAGCGTCTGGAGTTGGCCAACCAGTACGGCGATGGCTCACGCGGTATGAGCCTCGAGGAGTACACCCAGAAGCTCGCCGCGCTGAAAGCCACGCAGCAAGATCTGCACGACACGGTGCAGGCGAACTACGACGACATGACAGTCGCCCAAGGCAGTTGGAGCGCCGGTGCTTCCTCAGCGTGGCAGAACTACTTGGAATCAGCCCGTGATGTCGCGGGACAGACGAAAAGCCTGTTCACCAATGCCTTCAGTTCCATGGAAGACGCAGTCGTCAACTTCGCCATGACCGGGAAGCTGTCGTTCGCTGACTTCACCAAGTCGATTCTGGCGGACATGGCGCGGATTGCTACCCGTCAGGCCAGTTCGGCGCTGCTGAGCAGCTTGGTCGGCGCTGGTGCAAGTTACTTCGGCGGCAGCTCTGCTGCGTCAGCAGGTTCTACTGCGGCCGGCTACAGCGGTGACCTGTCTGGCTTCACGCCGGGCAGCGTCCAAGCAAATGGTGGCGCGTGGTCTGGCGGCGTTCAGATGTTCGCCAATGGCGCCGCGTTCACCAACTCCGTGGTCAGCAAGCCGACAGCGTTCGGGATGGCAGGGGGGCAGACCGGCATCATGGGCGAGGCAGGACCTGAGGCAATCATGCCACTGACCCGCACCGCCGGCGGTCAACTGGGAGTCCGCGCAATCAGCGGCGGTGGGAGTGGTGGCGGCAACGTTTACAACTTCCCCGTCGCGGTATCGGTGCAAACACAAGGCGCTGGCGGCGCGGCCAGCACAGAAGACGACGCAGCTTGGCAAAGGCATTCAGCAGGCGGCGAAAGCCGAAGCTGAAACCGCGATCGCCCGAGCGCTGCAGCCAGGCGGCTCAATCTGGAAGCTCACGAACGGGAGGGGCTGATGGCCATCGAGAAGTTTATCTGGCCGACCCAGCACGGTGACTCGCCTGAGATTGCCTATCGGGTGCGCACCGCGCAGTTCGGCGACGGCTACAAACAGGAAGTTGGCGATGGACCGAACAACAAGGAGGACGCGTACCCGATCACCTACAGCGGCCCTCAAGCCAAGGTGCTGGATATCATGGCGTTCCTTGATCGGCACGCCGGCGCGAAAGCCTTCCTTTGGACCACGCCATTGGGCCAGCTTGGCCTGTTCACCTGCAAGAACCCCGTGCCCACTCCGGTGGGCGGCGGCGTTTTCAAACTCACCGCCACGTTCGAGCGTGCATTCCATCCTTAAGGGGCAACCATGCCGCTGATCAGTGACATCCAGGTGCTTGAGCCTGGCAGCGAAGTGCTGCTGTTTGAATTGGACGGCACGGACTATGGCGCGGACGTTCTGCGCTTTCACGGGCACTCAATCCCGCACACGCCGGCTGAGTTGATTGCTGCCGGCGACAATGCTGACCAACTGCCGGCGAAGGCAATCTACTGGCAGGGAAACGAGTACAGCGCCTGGCCAATGCAGATCGACGGCATCGAGGCGAACGGCGACGGCACGGCGGTTCGGCCGACACTGTGCGTCGGCAACGTCAACGGGCGTATCACCGCGCTCTGTCTGGCGTTCGAGGATCTCCTCGAGTTCAAGCTGACGATGCGGCACACGCTCGGCAGCTACCTCGACGCGGCGAACTTTCCGGCAGGCAACCCAACAGCTGACCCAACCCAAGAGACGATCGAGGTCTGGTACATCGACCAGAAGACGAACGAGGACGGGGAGGCGGTCAGTTGGGAGCTGGCCAGCCCGGGTGACGTCGGCAATGAGTCGATCGGCCGCCAAGCCACAACCCTTTGCCACTGGTGCCTCACTGGCGGATATCGCGGGCCGAACTGTGGCTACACCGGGCCGTACGTCACTAAGGACGGCGTCATTACCGACAATCCTGAACTCGACCAGTGCGACGCCACGTTGGGCAAGGGCTGCATCCCGCGCTTCGGAGAAGGAAACCCGCTGCCGTTTGGTGGCTTTCCCGCCGTTTCCCTGATCGCAAGGAGCTGACATGCGAAAGCACATCTTGAACGCGATCCAGGCGCACGCGGCAGCCGAGTACCCGAAAGAGTGCTGCGGGCTGCTGCTGGCGATCGGGCGCAAGCAGCAATACTTTCCTTGCACCAACGTCTCTACCGAGCCCAACGAAGAGTTTCGAATCGATCCTGAGCAGTATGCAGCAGGCGAGGACATCGGTGAGGTGATCGGCGTGGTGCATTCGCATCCGGACGCCACCAGCAGGCCCTCACCGCGCGACCTCGCCATGTGCGAAGCGACGGCGCTGCCCTGGCACATCCTGAGCTGGCCGGAAGGCGATCTGCGGACCGTCGTTCCCACCGGTGAAGTTCCGCTGCTGAAACGACCGTTCGTGCACGGGGCCTGGGACTGCTGGCAGGTTTGCGCCGATTGGTACAAGCGCGAATGGGGCCTGGAGTTTGAAGCCTTCAAGCGCGCTGATGGCTGGTGGGAGAGCAAAGAAAACACCAGCCTGTACGAGGCGAACTACGAGGCCGCCGGCTTCTACCGCGTCTACCAGCCGCAGCGCGGCGACATGATCGTGATGGAAGTGGGGCGCACGGTTTACCCGAACCACGCCGGCATTTTCCTCGGCGCTGATCCAGCTCTGCCTGGTGAAGATGCCGCCACGTTCGGCCCCGGCCCATTCCTGCTGCACCACCTGTACGGCAGGCCATCTGAGGTCATTGTGTTTGGCGGGCCGTGGCTCGACCGGACACGCCTGATCCTCAGGCACAGGGTTGCAGGATTAAGCACGTAATGTCGAAGAGTTTTCCGTGGTGGAGGCAAAGACCGTCGAATGATAATCTCATTTTTTTCAGACGATGGATCGCAATGATCGACAAGCTTCTAACTACTGCACTTGCATGCACTGTTTTGCTCGGCTCCCCATCTGCAATGGCTTGGACTGATGACGGTGGGAAGATAGTTTTTAGTCGTGGCGAAATAGACCATTGTTCGCAACTAGCCCTTGACGCTGGCGCGATAATGCTCGGCAGGCAGGCAAATGAGCCGCCTTATTTTGATCGAGACCAATACGAAGTGCCATCAGCGGCGAGAAAAAGCATGCGGGAAAGTTTGTCACGAATGGTGCTTACCTACCCCGTACGAGACACTGCTGAAGAAAGGCAGAACGATCTTAAGGACTTTATGAAGTCGGCGAAGCTGATCTGCATAAAAGCCTATATGGAGTCGGTTCCTGCGAGCCCTCACGCACAGACAGCAGCACCCTGACCCTTTCGGTGCACAAATTTTTGCACGCTTCCAGCGCAGGAGTGACCTGAATGAAATTGATAGTAGGAGCGTTCGCTGCGGTGAGTGCACCACCTAATTTGCCTTCGAGGTTGTAAATGGAACTGTCTCGACTCAACGAGCTTTTTTTCGAAAACAACTGCGTAGCTTCGATGAAGCTCGAGATGGTGGATTTCAAATACAACCTCACGCTGGCCATGTCTTCAGCCGATGATCCAGAAACCGAGGGTTTGACGGCTGTTTTTCATGACGTGAGCGAACTGAAGCTAAGTGGGTTCGGCGGCGGACTAACCCAATTTATGGATCTCGTCGTGAGTCGCATCGACGACGGTCTGGATAGAATTCGGTACGAGCTGAGGGACAGTGAGGACGAAAAAATCTCGTTCTATTTCTTCACCTTCAGCGTGTCAGACCACAAGGAGTAAATATGCGGATTTTTATAGGAGCGTTGGCGGTAGCGATGTTGGCGGGGTGTGCGACTTCGCCGGTGCCGGCGGATAAAGCTGATCCGGTTCCGAGTAACCGCCTGTATGCGTTCAGTGCCAAGTCGGAGTCGCAGTTGCTCGTGACGCGTGACAGCGGTCTATATGGATCTGGCTGTAATTACCGGCTGTACATTGATGGAACCCTGGCAGCGGAATTCGCTTCAGGCGAGGTAGCTCGGTTTGGAGTAAAAGCCGGAAAACATATCCTTGGAATCAAGCCGAGCGCCGCCTGCGGTGGCTGGGGCTTGGTTGAGCGCGAGGTTGATGTGAAAACCGGTGAGACGGTCAGGCGTCGAATCACGCTTTCGGGCGACAATTTTGACATATCCCCCACGGCAATTTAAATGCATTCCCAGGCCCGCATCAGCGGGCTTTTTTGTGCCCGGAGAAGAACATGGCTGACGTTGCAGCTGCTTACAATCCAATGACCACGATCCTTCTATCCGGCTCACTGGCCAAGAAGTTTGGACGAGTACATCGTCGCCAAGTGGACAGCAAGCGGGTATGGGAGGCCTTCAAGGCGCTTAAGGTGACGTTGGATGGCTTCGAAAATGAGATCCGCCGACTTGATCGGCTAGGCATGCGCTTCGCCATCTTTCGCAATCGGAAGAACGAGGCGGTTGAGGCTTTTGATCTGGGTGGCACAAGGGAGATCCGAATCGTCCCGGTCGTATCGGGCAGCAAACGCGCCGGATTGATGCAAACCGTGTTGGGCATCGTGCTGATCGCCGTTGGCTTTTTCGCCTACGGTTCAACAACGGCTCAGGGTGCAGCATTGATCGCTGGTGGTATTGCCTCGACCGCTGGTGGCGTGATTCAGATGCTCAGTCCGCAAGCAAAGGGACTATCGCAAAGCGCATCCCCCGAAAACTCCCCGTCCTACGCCTTCGGCAGCGCTAAGAACACCACGGCCAGCGGCAATCCGGTGCCGATTTGCATCGGCGAAAGGCGGTGGGGTGGGATGATCATCTCTGCGTCCATTTACGCAGAGGATAGAATGTAGCAACATTATTTTTTGAGATTATTGGAGCCACAGTATGGACAACAAAAATGGATTTTTAAAAACACTGTTGAGTGCTCCATATAAGTGGTTTGAAGCGTTGGTGCTTCCGGGAGAAGAGGATGGGGTCCGAAAGCTTTACCGTATTTTTGTTGCGGCTGTAGTTGTGATTTTTGTTGTTTTTATTGCGGATGTTGTAATCGCGGTTCGGTCAAAGGAAGAGTTTTTTTCATCAGGTGTTTTTGGGGATTTTTTTGGAGGGGTAACTAATCCAATACTGACATTTTTTGCTTTTATGGGGCTTTTGATAACCATCACTATACAAAGTGTGGAGTTAAAGGAATCTCGTGTCGAGCTGGCTAAATCTGCAAATGCGCTAGATCAGCAGGTTGAGAATTTCAAAATGCAAAACTCGGTCGCGACCTTCTATAAAATGATCGATACGCATATGGCAGCGTTGGCCGCCATAGACTTGGTTGATAGTAATAATAAAGTTACAAAGGGGCGTGACTGTATAAAGATTTTTTGCAAGAGGCTTCATTCGTCTTTTGTGAAAAATACGGCTGCACCCGATAATCCGAACGTTACAGTGATCGGGCTGTTAAATATAAAGCCACGTAGAGATGAGCTTAGAGGCCTTGTTATCGCTTTTGATCATTTTTGGCAAAATGATGGTGAGGAGCTGCAGCAATACATGGCAGGTGTTGAAATAACTTTGTCATATATTGATTCATTTTTGGAGGGTAATAAGCTATATATAAATATGTATAAATCGCTTTTCTCAGATTCGGAAAAATTGTTAATTTTTTATTATGCGGTAGTTTGCGGTACTGATCATTTAAAAGAATTGTTGGTGAAGTATTCTTTCTGTGTAGGTGTGCCGCAAGATAGGCTGTTGGATAGAGCTCATGTGCTGGGGTTGCCGATTCTTTCACTTTGATTTTCGTCACCTTATTACCCGCTACGGCGGGTTTTTTTATGCCTGGAGGAAAGCATGGGCGCAGCAGCACAGATCGATATCCATGGCGAGAAGGGCGGCAGCAGCAAGCCGAAGTCGCCGACCGAAGCCAGCGACAGCCTGCGCTCGACCAACCTGGCCAAGCTGCTGATCGCCGTGGGCGAGGGTGAGTTCGACAGCGTCCCGACCGATTACGACATCTACCTGGACAACACGCCGATCCGCGATGCCAGCGGCAACTACAACTTTCCGAACGTGAAGTGGGACTGGCGCCCGGGCTCGGTAGATCAGACTTACATCCCGGGCATCCCGTCGGTAGAGAACGAGACGTCGCTGAACATTGAGCTGCGCAGCGATTCGCCGTGGGTGCGCTCGATCACCAATACCCAGCTTTCCGCCGTGCGCATGCGTTTGGCCTGGCCTGCGCTTCAACGCTCCGATGACCAGGGCAATGTCAGCGGGTACCGCATCGAATACGCAATCGACGTGGCCACCGATGGCGGCTCCTATCAACAGGTGCTGGTGGACGCCGTCGATGGCAAGACCACCACGCGCTACGAGCGCTCGCGCCGCATCGATCTACCGGACGCCACCACGGGCTGGCAGATCGGCGTGCGCCGCCTGACGCCGAACCAGAACACCAACAAGATCGCCGACACCATGCTGGTGGCCGGTTATACCGAAGTGATCGACGCCAAGCTGCGCTATCCGAACACTGCCCTGCTATACGTTGAGTTCGACGCCGAGCAATTCACCAACATCCCGGCCGTCACCGTGAAGTGCAAGGCCCGCCGCTGGATGGTGCCGAGCAATTACGACCCAATCCTGCGCACCTACACCGGAACGTGGGACGGTTCGATGAAATCGGCCTGGACCAATAACCCGGCGTGGATCACCTACGGCATTTGCACCGAAGACCGCTTCGGTCTGGGCAAGCGCATCAAGCCGTTCATGGTCGACAAGTGGGAGCTGTACCGTATTGCCCAGTACTGCGATCAGCTTGTGCCGAACGGGCTGGGGGGGCAGGAGCCGCGCTTCCTCTGTGACATGAACCTGCAGGGCAAGGCTGATGCCTGGTCGCTGCTTCGCGATATCTCGGCGATCTACCGGGGCATGACGTACTGGGCGCAGGGCCAGCTGGTGATGCAGGCGGACATGCCGCGCGCGCAGGACTTCGACTATGTGTTCACTCGGTCCAACGTGATCGACGGCAAGTTCTCCTATGGCAGCGCCTCGGCGAAGACCCGTTACACCCGGGCGCTGGTGAGCTACGACAACCCGGCCAACAACTACGACACCGATGTCATCCCGTTCGCCGACCTGGATCTGCAACGCCGCTACGGCGACCGGCCGACCGAGCTGAGCGCCATCGGCTGCACTCGCGCATCCGAGGCGCAGCGCCGTGGCAAGTGGGCGATCCTCAGCAACAACCAAGACCGCACCGTCTCGTTCAAGACTGGCATGGAAGGCGTGATCCCGTTGCCGGGCCACATCATCCCCGTGGCGGATTCGCTGCTGGCTGGGCGGGAAGTGGGCGGCCGGATCTCGGCAGTGGCGGGGCGGGTCATCACGCTCGATCGCGATACCCAAGCCAAGGCCGGTGATCGACTGATCATCAACCTCCCGGGCGGCCGCGCCGAAGGTCGCACAGTGCAGAGCGTCAACGGCCGCGCCGTGACCGTGACGGTTGCCTACAGCGAGCCGCCGGTGGCGCAGCTGCAATGGGCACTCGACGCCGATGATCTGGCAATCCCGCTGTATCGCGTGCTTCGCACCAAGCGCACCACCGAGGGTGATTACGAAATCAGCGCGCTCCAGTTCGAGCCGAGTAAGTTCGCTTTTATCGACACCGGCGCACGCCTGGAAGAGCGCCCGATCAGCGTGATCCCGATCACCGTTGTTCCGGCGCCGGCGAGCGTTTCGCTGTCGTCGACTTCGTCGGTTGTGCAGGGTTTGGCCGTGGCCACCATGACAATCAGTTGGCCTGCCGTGGATGGCGCGGTCGGCTATGACGTTGAGTGGCGCAAGGACAGCGGCAACTGGATCAAGCTGCAGCGCACCGGGATGACCAACGTGGACGTGGTCGGTATCTACGCTGGTGCCTACGTGGCCCGCGTCCGCGCGGTCAGCGCGTTCGACATCACGTCGCCGTGGCGCAACTCGATCCTGACTAACCTCAGCGGTAAGCAGGGGTTGCCGCCGGCACTGGCGTTCTTGACCGCGACCCCGCTGTTGTTCGGCATCTATCTCAAGTGGGGTTTCCCGGTTGGTGCCGAGGACAGCCAGCGTACCGAGATCTGGTACGGGCCGACGACTGATCTGGAAGCCGCGACCAAGCTGACAGACCTAGCCTACCCGCAAAGCGATTTCTCCATGCTCGGCCTGCGCGCTGGTGTGACCTTCTATTTCTGGGGGCGCATCGTAGACAAGATCGGCAACATCGGTCCGTGGTATCCGATCGGGCTTGGCGTGCAGGGGCAATCCAGCTCCGATGCTGCTGCCATTCTGGAGATGATCGCCGGGCAAATCACCGAAACGGAACTGGGACAGGATCTGCGAGACCAGATCGATAAGATCCCGGGGTTGCAGGCACAGATCGATGCGCTGGATGGGCTGAAGACTTACAACCCGGACGACACCTACGAGGAGTATGACCTGGTCGTGGTGGGCAAGCGGATCTATCAGGCCACCGGCCCGGTGCCTGTCGAAACCCCACCGCCGAATCCGCTCTATTGGCTCGACGTTGGGCAGACGGTGGAAACGGCGAACGGCCTCGCGCAGCAGGTGGCGACCAACACCGCCGAAATCATCGAAATCGACGGTGAGGTCACTGCACAGGCGGCAGCGTTTCAGTCGCTGCGCGCTTCATTCCGTGACGACGACGGCGAGGGTGAGCTGGCGGATGCGCTAAAAGGCTGGAGTAGCACTGCGGCGATCGCATCGGAAGAGAAAGTGCGTGCGTCAGAAAACCTGGCCAGCGCGCAAAAAATCACAACCCTTGATGTAAAGGTTGGAGAAAACGAGGCGAACGTTACAGATCTGCGCCAAGTGGTGGCCACCGACAAGGAAGCCACTGCGCAGGCGATCACGCAGGTAAACGTCAAGGTAGGCGAGAACACCGCCGCCATTCAGGAGACGTCAACGGCGTTTGCGGATACCAGCGGCAAGCTCTCAACCATGTGGTCGGTAAAAATGCAGGTCACGGCGAACGGGCAGTACGTCGCGGCCGGCATCGGCCTTGGGATCGAGAACACCGGGGCCGGCCTGCAAAGTCAGTTCCTGGTCAGCGCTGATCGCTTCGCCATCGTTAACACCATTGCCGGCGGTGCCATTGCTGTGCCGTTTGCGGTGCAGGGCGGGCAGGTGTTCATGAATTCGGCGTTCATCATGGATGGCTCGATCACCAACGCAAAAATCGGCAACTACATCAGCTCTTCCAACAACATCGCCGGCCAGCAAGGCTGGATCCTGAACAAAGACGGCACGCTCGAAATCAACGGCATCGTTCCGGGGCAGGGGCGCTTGGTGATCAACTCACTGAACGTCTCGGTCTACGATGCCAACAACGTGCTGCGTGTTCGTCTCGGTTATCTGGGGTAATCAATGGCGCTATTTGGACTGCGTGTCTTTAACGAGAGCGGCCAGCTCGCTATGGACACCAACAGCTTCACCTATCAGGTGATCTGGCAGGGCGTGATTGACTTCAGCGGGGCGGTGCCCAGCTACACGCTGAACATTCCCGGCTTCAACCCAGCCAATTGCGTGTTCATGATCATCCCGACGAGGGCACAGGACGTGCAGCCTTCGGAGAACGACTCGTCGGGCAACATTCGGTCTTATCCTTTCGTGACTACAGCGGTAGGGCAGGTGGTCGTCACGCCGAAGAACCCATCATCCAGCGCTTCGACACTGCAGTCGCGGATCGTCTCCAAGGCCTATGCCATAAGGTTTGCGACATGAGTTTCGGATTCCAGAGCATAAATGACAACGCTTTCGTTCAGATCGATTCGGAAGCCCCACGGCTTTGCATGCTGACAAGGGGAAACTATTCAGGAGTTGCCAATGCCACGGCTACATTTCCGCGCGCGGTGACTAGCCAGGATCCACCATTGGTTTTCATCCGCCCGGATCAGACTGGATTGATCCAGGTGCCGTATTCGGTCTGGTTCACTGGCGGGCCAGGTAACTGGACAGGCTTTTCGATGAACGCCTCGAAGGTCAACGAGTCGCTGAGCGGCCAGTATTTTGTCGCGGCATGGGCTTCTATGGGCACGGCAGCTTACGGACTGCGGCTGTGGGATCCGAGCGGTGTTCTTTGCTATGACAGTGGCGCGCCGGCGGTGGTGGTGACATTCGCCGCTGGCAACTGGACGTATCTCGGCGCGGAGCAGCTCAGCGTAGGACAGCGCTACATCTGGGGTATCACCAAGGCGCTTGGTGTCGGTGAATACGTTTCCATCAATCCATTCACCATGACCTGCCATAACAACTCGTCGGGTGGTGCATGCGCACTCGGCGTCGACTACGCCAACGGCCGAATCCTGATGTACAGCCTCGCCTCGAACGCTTGGACCAATCAGAGCCACCGACCATTCCTCTGCGCCAAGTTGCTGGCCTGACCCTTTCATTTTTGGAGATACACAATGAGCTGGTACAAGACGGGGACGGTCTCTGTCGCCCAAAATTCCAACGCGGTGATCGGTACTGGCACTTCATTTATTGCCAATGCCCGGGTCGGCGATGCGTTCCGTGGCCCGGACGGTGGCTGGTACGAGGTGACGAATATCGCGAGCGATACGGCGATGTCGATCTCGCCGAACTATCAAGGCGCGACCAATGCTGCTGGGATCTACGCACTGGCGCCGATGCAGGGCTACGTCAAGGATTCGGCGGATGCTCTGCGTGCACTGGTGAATCAGTTCGGCGGCGTTCTGGCGGTACTTGGGACAACGCCAACAACGGCTGGCGTTCGTGACGCGCTAAATCTGAAAGATGCCGACGGGCTTCCTGAAGGGGAGACAAACAAATACCTGACCAACGCCAGGGTTCTTGCCGCAGTCCTTACCGGGCTGGATTTATCGGCACCAGGCGCAGTAGTAGCGACCGACAGCGTTCTGGCAGCTTTGGGCAAGCTTCAGGCAACTAAGGCCGACCTGTCCGGCACGAACAAAACGGTGGCGATCTCGCAGGGTGGTACTGGTGCGGTAACTGCTGGGGCCGCACGCGCCGCGCTTGGAGTTACCGGCGGGAAAAATCTTCTGATCAATGCCAACTTCTCCATAAATCAGCGCGCCTATGTATCTGGTTCAGCGACGACTGCCGCAAACCAATACACCCTCGATCGTTGGAGAGTGGTGACGAGCGGTCAGTCGGTAATATTCGCCGCCAGCGGGCCGGGCAATCAGATTACGGCGCCTGCGGGAGGCATCGAGCAAGCTATTGAAGGCGCAAACATTGAGGCGGGTGTTTACACGCTGAGCTGGACTGGTACTGCTACGGCCACGGTGAACGGAGCTCCTGTAGCTAATGGCGGGCAGACAGCTGCGCTGGCCGCTGGGTCGACCACCACAGTCAGATTCACTGGCGGCACCGTCAAAGAATGCCAACTTGAGTTCGGCTCGGTTGCTACGGGATTCGAAAAGCGGCTGAGAGCCGCCGAGCTATCGCTGTGTGCCTGGTACTTCGAGCGAATTACGTGGCCGGCAGCGTACGAAAAAATCGCTCTCGGGCAATGCACCAACACTTTCGTAGTGGCGGGGATGGGGTACTTCCAGCATCCCAAAAGGGCGGCTCCGACCATCACCCCGGGTCCGGCCAATACTTATTCGGTTCAAACCGCAAATGGTGGAGGCGACACAGCTGCAAACGTCAGCTTCAACCCTTCCTCCCAAAACACCTACAACTAGGCCGCCACATCATCCTCGGCATCCCTTGTTACGGGCAATGTAACGGCGCTTATTGGCAAGGCCTCGGGTGGCAACTACATAGATGTGTCTGCGGAGATTTGAGCATGTACAAACTTCAGAGTTACGGAGTTCTAAGAGTTGAGGACAATTCCGCCATCCCAAGTGATCCTGAAAATTATGATTGGAAAGCATATTTGTTGTGGCTTGCTGATGGTAATACGCCGGCCCCGGAGTTCACCGAGGACGAGCTGACCGCCCTCCAGCTGGCGAAGGATATTGAAGCTGAGAACGCCTGGAGACTCTCCGAGCTTCAGCTGATTTCTCGTCAGCTCGAAGCCATCGAAGAAGATGAGGCTGATGCGACACCTCCAGATCTTCTGCCTGGAACTCGTAAGCAGTGGCTGGAGTATCGCGGACTTGTGAGCAACTGGAAGGATGGCGTCGAATCGTTCCCTGACATTGCGCAGCGCCCAACTCGTCCGTCGTAACAAATAATTGAATCTGTGAGCCCGCCATCGAGCGGGTATTTTTTTGCCTGGAGAAAAGTGATGCCAGTAACCGAGAAAGATCGAGACATCCTTGCTCGCACTATTTGGGGCGAGGCGCGCGGTGAAGGCGCCGCCGGCCAGGTGGCCGTAGCCTGGACTATTCGCAACCGCGTGTTCGACGGCAAGGAGAAGTCGTGGTGGGGTGAAGGCTACGCCGGCGTCTGCCAAAAGCCATGGCAGTTCAGCTGCTGGAACAAGACCGACCCGAACTATCAGTTCCTGATCGGCGTGAAGCAGATCCCGTTCCGCGAGCTGGCGCAATGTCGAATCGCTGCAGACCAGGTGGTCGATGGCAAGGTGCCAGACCCAACCGGTGGTGCAACCCACTATTACGCCACCAGCATCAAGGCGCCGGCCTGGGCAGCGAAGGCCAAGCAGACGCTGAAGCTCGGTCACCACGTCTTCTTCAAGGATGTGCCGTAGCCCGGATCGCGCTCACTCTTCCTCCTCTCTATCGCGGAGCTCCCTGAGCAGGCGCTGGTTTTCATTGAACAGATGACTTCTGTTGTGCTCGACGTCGGCGAATCTTCGCCTCTCGCTCAGCAAAGCCCCTTCGGCGTGCTGAAGCTTGGTCTTGAGAGAGTCCCTCTCCAGCCTGAGCGCGTCATTGTCTCTGACCAGGCCTTCGATATTCACCAACGCTCGATCGAGCCTGAGAGTGATCGCTTCGAATTCGTTCTCGTACATCCTGAGCTGGTGTCGGCAGGTTTCGAGCGGGGTCGGGTTGCCGAGCCAATCGTCGGTGTCTTCTATATAGAGGGGGTCCACGATCATGCCTTACTGAATGCTGGTTGCATATACAGTAAACGAGGGGCGGAACGTAGGCGAGGCTGCGGCGACGAGCTGTCAGTCCGGCGCCATCAAAACAGCCAACGTCATTTTGATGAATTCTTCATTTCGATCGATCGCGGCGAGAGAGCTTCGGACGTTTTCGGCGACATCGGCGGATCCGCGCTGCTCGACCCA